CACCACCACATTTTCATATCTGGTCCGGCCAGCGAGCAATAACGCTAAGTTTTACAAGAATCTTAACGATGCTGCCGATGCCAAGTGGTACGACGAGAAAGAACTACACACCCTCGCGCCCCGGTCCAAGTTCAACGTTGGCGACTACGTGGAGTACGGATGCGCGGAGTACAAGGTGAATTCGAAGACGTGGTACGAGTCTTACGGCAAGTGGTACTACAAACTTTCCTACAGCCTCGGCGTCTGGGAGAACGAACTACAAAAGTCTAAACCCAAGCCCCTGTTCGCCAAGGGTGACGTCGTGCTCCGTAAGAACACGTACGCGCTCTACACCGTTGTTCGAGCCAATTGGGGCGGCGTTGCAGGATACAGCGAGTGGAAATACCTTCTGGACACCGGCAACTGGTATTGGGAAAAGGACTTGTCGAAGTTCACCCCGGCCAACGCCAAGTTCGCCATCGGAGAGGTTGTGGAGTCGAACAACTCCTACAACAACAAGGGTCCGTCAGCCGTTCGATTCGTCAAGTTTAGTGCGAAGGCAAAGGGGTGGCTGTACGAACTGAACGACGGACGGAAATTCTTCGAGGCATCACTGAAGACGCTTAAGCCCGAGGCAATCATCTACCAGGGCAACGCCTACGGTTCGTCGCCATGCCAGCACTTCCGCGAGACCGAGTTCGTGGAAATGGCCGGGAAACGAACGATGGCGAAGAACTCGTTCTGCCCTGACTGTGGTACAAGGATTCGATAGTGGAGTACGAGGAATTGGGAAAGTTCAACATAGGTCGGGTGTGGGAACTAGTCGTTTTGTTGTTTTCCCGTAAGGCTCGTAGACGAATACACATCCTGCTTTTAAAGGAGATGGGACTTGACAAGACGTAGCATTCTGTGCTACACTTGAAGTACGCGAAAGCCCGTGTAGAGAGAACACCATTTCTATATCGCTCTTACAGAGATTGCTTGACAGCCGGAGAGACGGCATCGCCCCAAGACTGGACTAGGCGGGTTCGACTCCCGCCCTTGGGGGCTAGTAACAGAGACCAGCATGAGGTACCAGTTACACAATTGCTCGGCCTCGTCCTCCCGTGAAAGGGAAGGGCGGGGGTCGAGTACGCTCAGACAGGTCTAAGAACGAGGCGACGTGACGCGCCTACTCTGTTGCACGATACGCGGTGATGTGTTTTGCTAAACACGCTGGCCTCATAAGCCAGATATTTCGAGTTGGATTCTCGACCCGCCACCATCGAGTGTGGTACAATGGAGTATGCCCCTTATAGCCATTGTTTCCATCGTCGTACTCGCAACACTGCTCGGAATTTACCTCCTCAAGCACATTTAGGCAAACCCTCTGCTATAATGGCAGAATGAAATCTAAAGCACTCGCCGTCCATGTGACGAGCATCATCCTCGGAGCGGTCGGAATCATCACCCTCCTGCACCCCGGCTTCGTATTGCCAGCAATCGTATTGACTTTGGTCCCGATTGCCTGTGCTGCGTTCGTCACCCTCCTGCAAATCACTCACGATTTTGCGACCCATCAACTCCAATTCAACCTAGCCTCGCTGGAAAAAGCCTACGAAGCGGTGTCCAAAGACGTCGAAAAAGACGTGAATGTTACGACGCCCGCGTTGCTGGTGGCAAATGACACCACGGAGTCGAAGTTCCATGACATCCCTGATGCGAAACTTGCTATCCCACTGCCAGCGGTGCTAACTCCCGACGTCGGCGTTAACGAAAAGCCATAGGTGGCTGTTTCAGCCGTTCAGCGCAAGAAATACTTCGAGTCCCGCGCAGCCGGATTCTCGATTCACGACTCTGCACTGAAGGCGAAGTTCTCTGACGCCACAGCCTTCCGAATGGAGAAGGCAGCCAAGACCCTCGCACCGGGAGACGACGCCGACACATCGGCTCGTAACTACAGGGAACTCAAAAAAGAAAATTCGCTTAGTGGCCCCAAGTCGCATGAAGACCTCTGTCCAGAGGCCAAGAGAGCACTAGAGGACTTCTCGTACTTCCGACTGCGGTACTTCGGCCGCGTAGACACACCATGGCAGGAACAGGGTGGTGTCGAACTCGTCAAACTCTTGGAGTCTGAAGAGAAGGAATACGTGGTAATGAACATGCCACCGGGTTCTGGTAAGACCACACTCCTGCACGACCTGACCTGTTGGATTATCTGTCGCAATCGCGGCATCCGACTACTGACCGGCTCCGCGACAATGGCGCTCGCCAGCCGAAACCTCATGCGCGTTCGTCGTTCTCTCGAGCGCGTGATTACAGAAACAGCGGATGATGCACTCAAACAACGCGGCCTCGCCTTCGACGCCGAATCAACTCTGGCACTCGACTATGGCCGCTTCAGGCCACTCGACAAAGAACTCTGGACCAAGGAAGCCTTCATTGTCATGCAACCCGACGACTCGGGTTCCATCAGTGAGAAAGAACCAACGCTCTCAGCCTACGGTATGGACTCGGGTTTCATCGGAGGCCGATTCGACGGATGCTTCTGGGACGACCTTGTGGACCCACGAAAAGTACGTTCGGCAGAAATGCGCGAAGCCATGGAAGACTGGTGGCAGGACGTAGCCGAGACTCGTCTTGAGCCGGCCGGGATGCTCGCCCTCATCGGACAACGCCTAGCACCCGACGACCTGTACCGATTCTCACTCGACATGATGCAACCGCTCGAAGACGAGGACGCCTTCGATGACTTGACAGAGGAGGAACGTGACCAGTTCCGACACGACAAGAAATACAAGCACCTGTGCTACAAGGCTCACTACGAGGAGTTGTGCAGCGAAGGCTCCCACGCCCGAGCCGCAGCCCCGTACCTCGAAGGTGGCTGTCTACTGGACCCACGACGAATCTCGTGGCGAGACATTTCCAACCTCATGTCGAACCGAGGCGAGAGGTTCGCTGTCGTCTATCAGCAACAGGATTTGGCCCTAGATGAAGTACTGGTTCAGAAAGCATGGGTCTACGGAACGGGCGGTCACCCGACGTCGTGCGTTGACAACGACCGTGACCGATGGCAGATTCCCAAGAACGCCCACGGCGAACTTCTCAACGCTCGTGATTGCATCATGGTGGCAACCGCCGACCCCAGTCCGACGCAGTACTGGTCAGTTCAATGCTGGCTCTATCACCCTGAGAGCGGTACTCGATACCTGATTGACCTTTTCCGTGGGAAGATGGAAGCGCCGCAGTTCCTTGAGTGGAACTACCAAGCCAACGCATTCGTCGGACTCATGGAGGAATGGCAGTCTTTGTCAATTGCTCTGGGGTTTCCCATCCAAGTTTGGGTAGTCGAGCAGAACGCCGCCCAGAAGTTCATGCTGCAATACGAACACTTCAAAAGGTGGCGAGAATACCGAAATGTTGAGGTAATACCTCACAACACCAACCTGAACAAAACCAACGAAGACTACGGTGTTACGTCGATTAAGCAGTATTGGGAGTCCGGTAGTGTACGATTGATGGGTAAGGGCGAAGGTAAAGTCCGGTCAATGGCCCTCATCAAAGAGGTTACCGAATACCCCCATGGCCGCACCGACGACTGCGTAATGGCTGAGTGGTTCTTCGAATGGAACCTGCCGAGTATTTACCTGCCTCAGAACAAATCCGTAGCCGCTTGGCGTCCAAAGTGGGTTAAGTCCACCAAATACAACTACATGAGGTAACATGGCCCTGTCGCCCGACAAAGATACCGCAGCCGTACAAGTCGTCTCCATGTATCAGGAGCGCCGAACGCACCGCAGCGGCTTGTTCAAGCGAATGCAGGAAGTACGGGACCACTACAACGGCGACGTAATCGTTCCACTACCAGAACTGGATGAGGCCGAGAAGCCTGCAATCCCGAACCTAATCGCGCAGGGCATCGACTCATTTGCCATGCGAGTAGCCAGCACCCTCCCTCGAATTACATATCCATCGCTTCGACCGGGTATCGGAACAGCCGACACTCGAGCAGCCGACAGAACCAAAGCCAATCAGGGCTGGTGGGCGATGAACAAGATGGGCACCAAGGTTCGACGCCGAGCGCGTCACCTTACCGCCTACGGCATGACCACGGTCTCCCTCTCTCCCGTCAGCCTAGACCCCGCCGACAAGCGACAGATTCCGCACTGGCGAGTTCGTAACCCACTAGCAACATTCCCGTCACCCATGATTGACCCCGACAACATGGAACCGACCGACTGCATCTTTGCCGACCAGCGACCTCTCGGATGGCTGAAGAAAAACTATCCACAGGCTGCGCTCATCTTGTACAAGGGGGACCGCTCTGATACCGACATGTTCCAAATCCTTGAGTACATCGACGCCGCCGAAACAGTACTCCTAGCAGTTGGTGCCGAGAAGCCCAAGACCGACATCTACCACGTTGAGGCCGGTCGCGGAGTCGCCACTCAAATCATCCTCGAACGGGTTCCTAATCGTGCTGAAATCTGTCCTATTGTCATAGCAGGTAGGATTACGCTCGACCGCCTGCAGGGTCAGTTCGACCAGATGTTGGGCATGTACCAGCGAGAGGCCAAACT